ATGACAAAAAAGGCGGCAATGGTGATGCATTTAAAAAAGTTTTAGACAAAGAGAAAAGCAAACCTACTAGCGAAGAATCAGAAGCTCCTAAAAAATCAGCTCCTAAAAAATCAGCTCCTAAAAAAGATAGTGAAGAATCAAAAGCTCCTAAAAAAGACAGCAACGACTCATCAAGCGAGAAAAAAGACAGTGCAGAAAGCAAACCTAAATCAAAAGTAAACAATCAAGATACTGGTAATCCATATGCTAGCAAAAAAGAAACCAAAACTGATGAATCGTTTTACGAAGGTAAAAAAGCTGCCGCTGCCACTATGTGGAAAAATGTCAAAGAGTCTGCTAAACAAAAAGCTGATAAAGACTACGACGGTGATGGCAAAATTGAATCTGGAAAAGACGAACATAAAGGTTCTGTTGATAAAGCAATTAAAGCTTCAAAAGAAAAAGAATGTGTAAAAGAATCAATCGAATTAACACGTTTAAGAGAACTTACTTTACGAGTGATTAGATAATCATGGATATGAAGCAAATTCTACAGGCAATGGATTCAGTTAAAACATCTGCACCTATAGAAGATACTAACGACATAAAGAAATTTATGTCGATTGTAACAGAAGGAGCTACCCCACATAAAGTTGCATTGCCTGTACAAATGGCAATGCAACACTATGCTACCCCGGTTGCTAATGAATTAACTAAAAAAACATCTAGACCTTCGTTACTTAAACAATACATGGCCGAAGCATCTGCAGAACAAGAACAAGTGCATTATGCAAAGAAAGCAGAGATTAATCAGTATGCACAATACATTGCATATAAAGTAATGGGCGAATCGTTAGACGGACATAGCATGGGATATGATCCTGGTGCCGGACCAGGTATGGGACAATATGAAGAATCTGCTGAAAATCCTCAAGATGTAGTTACAGTAGACATTCCGTTGCTTATTCGATTACTTGAATATGCTAGAGAAGATGCTCAAACCGATATGGATTTGCATAATGTAGCAGACATGTTAATTAAGTTAAGTGCCACAGGTGAGGTGCTAACAATGGACAATTATGATCAGATAGTTGGCGATCAGCAACTAATAGGACCTCCAGAGGAAGACTAATGAATTTTAGAGATTTAATGAATAAACTAGACAACATTAATAATGGAATGTTGGCTGAAGGGTTAACCCTATCTGCAATCATTGCAGTAACATCAGGGTATGAACAAGATGATAAGGTAAGAATACCAAAATTAGCACAATTAGCTAAAGAAAACGGTTTAGAAGGATTAGTTGATCCAGTAAATGGAAATTATATTTCAAACGAAGGCGAAGTAGACGATGAAGTACCATTTGAAATTGCGCAAAAATTATCAGCAGCTGGTCTATTGCCTAAAAACGCTAGATTGCCGCAGGCAGGTTGGTTTGACAACGAAGACACCTTTAAAAAAGCAAACGCGGACTTAGTTAGTCAAAGTTCTCAAATTTCAGGTGATGCAGATGCGTTACATGATAAAATTAAACAAATGATGGACTTGTTTAATAAAATTTTAGAATTACGTAAAAAACGCGCTGATAAAAACTTAGCAGCTAATAGCTTAGGATCACCTGGTGCAAATGCAGCAGCTGCCAATGCTATTACTCCTCCAAATATTGCTAATACACTAAACAACATTCAAACTAGTATGAAAGATGCAAGTGCTGGCATGGCAGATCCCGGTAATATAACAAAAATGGCAAATGATGCAATTACAAAAGGAATGGCATTACAAAATGCACCTACTGCTGTAAAAGAATCATACGGTATGGCTAACGCATTACTTGACAGCTTTGGTTATGAACAATTAAATGAAGATCTTGCAAGCGACGCAGGAGACCTCGGACGCGGTGTATGGAACGGTGCCACATGGGGTACTGGTAGCAATATTAATGCTGGAGTTAAAAGTTTAGTTAAAGGAACCAAATATAAAGACGAACTAGCAGGGGAACTTGCTGCTAATAAAGAAGCCGAAGAAAGAAGTCCATGGTTATACGGTGGTGGTGACTTAGCTGGAAGTTTTGTAGCTCCGGGCGGTGCAGCTAAAGGTCTTGCAGGTGTTGCAGGTGTAGTAGGTAAACGATATATTGCAGGACAAGCAGTTGATGCAGCTAATGCACATACGTTAGGTACCCAACAAACTCCAGTAGGTCCGCATCCTGCAGGTAATGCTGGTACTAATCATATCATGGCATTGCAACAACAATTAAAAGCTAAAGGTGCTGACTTAGGTACAAGCGGTCTTAACCACGACGGCGTTGACGGAATCATGGGGCCTAAAACTAAAGCAGCACAAGCAAAATTTGGCATTAAAGAAGGTACAGAAATGAAACAATTAACAGTAGCTGAATCAATTGCAGCTATGCGCGATACATTGGAACGTATTAACAATCCTCAATTAAACGAAGTTGATGCAATTGGTGCCATAGGGAAAGTAGGCAGCAAATTACTCGGCAGAACAGCAGCCAATGATGCAAGCGCGTTAGGAAAAGCAGCAGCTAATGATGCGTCTATGGGGTGGGGAAAGCTACAAGGTGCAACTTCACAAGGTGCAGGTGATGTAAGTCAGTTAGGTAAACTAGGTGCAGGACCAGCATGGGGCGGCACTGCTGCAGCAGATGCAGGAAAAATAGCAGCAGCTGATGCAGAAAAAGCTGCAGCTCAAGGCGGTATGGATGTAGGTAAACTTGGTAATAGTAAAAACTATAAATTTGCCGGTAGAGCTGAAAAAGCAGCAGAAAAAGGCGGTAAAAGAAATGCTGCTATTGCAGGATTAGCTGCAGGCATGGCTGGGTATAGTGCATTAGCAGGTGATAACGGACAAGGTCCAATGCCACCACCGGGACCAAAACCACAACCTAAACCACATCCGCACGGTCCAGTACATAAACAAGGTAATCCTGAAATTATGAAATGGCAAGAATTGTTAAATGCTAACGGTGAACACCTTAAAGTTGACGGTATTTACGGTCCAGAAACACAAGCTGCATATGACAGAGTGTTCCCTAAATTCCAACCAGATCCTAAATTCCCAGGTACTAATGCAGCTCCACAACCTGTAGCCGAATCTATTAGATCATTAAGTGCAAGATTGTCATTAATTGAAAGTGGATTAGATCCTGAATTTATGGACGAATTAGCCAACGAAGGTATCGGTGATGCATTAGCAAAAATTGGGAAAGGCGCATGGAACGCAGGTAAAAACTTAGTACGTGGTGCTAAAGGTGAGCCAGCATTGTCTAGAGCAAGCAGCGCAGGCCCAACACAATTATCTAGAGCAGATAAAATTGCACACGGTGCAGGTGATATTGCTAACAAAAATCCAAAAACTGCTAGCTTCTTAGGTGGCGCAGCAGCAGGAGCAGGCGGCATGGCTGCATGGGACGCATATCATAGTGGTCAAGGTCCTAAACCAGATCCAATACATGATCCTGCACCACATATTCATAAACCACATCCGCATATAGGTGGCGGTGGCGGCGGCACTACTCCCGTAACACCACTAACTCCTCCTACACCACCTGTGACTCCAGCAGCAGATCCTTCTGATGCAGAAATGGCAGCATTAATGGCTCAACTTAGAACATTAATGGCAGATGTAGGTAAAAGTTCAAATCCTGAAGCACAAAAAGCAGTTGCTGATATGACTACAAGACTGAACGGCGTACAATAATCCGTTACAATTAAAAAAGGCAGCTAGTCTGCCTTTTTTTACCTTCATTTTACCAAGCCAGTTGACATACTGAGCAATCGAATATATAATATATACATATTAACACAACGGAGAAACAAATGAGTAGAGCATACGGTCCAGAAGAAAAAGCTAAACTTGAAAAATTAATTAACGAAGGTTCTTTAGTTTTACGTGAAGTTGAAGACTTACAAGCTGGCTTAAAAGATACTGTAAAAGCAGTAGCAGAAGAATTACAAGTTAAACCAGCAGTTATAAATAAGGCTATCAAGATAGCACATAAAGGTAATTGGGCGGATCATAATGAAGATTGGGAAGAAGTTGAAGCAATCTTAGACATTACAAAACGTATTTAAAAAGTAGTAACATTGAGAACGGTAGGCAGGCCATAAGCTGCAAAAGGGTATTTGTGAGCCACAAATCACATAAACTGAGATACAATATGGAAGAATTTGAAATCTGTACGGAATGTATTCGTCCGGAGATATGTTTATCAAGATGCGAATGCAGTATTATTGTTAGTAGCGAAGAAGCTGTTGCAAGAATACGTGACGAAGAAGCATTTATGTCATGGATTAACGAACACGCAACTAATCGCGATATCGGTCGCGACGGCGGTGCAGAATGAGTTATATAGACGGATACTTTGATCGTAACAACGACATTATTAAAATTGTAGAAAGAAATTCAAAAGGTGAGCGTGAGTTTAAAGATATTCCTGTTAAACATACGTTATATTATAAAGACCCGAGAGGGAAATATCAATCAATTTACGGAGATCCCGTATCAAAAATCGTTTGTAGAAATACAAAAGAGTATAGAAAAGAACTTTCTATACACAGCTCAAATAAAACATACGAAGCAGATATTAACCCAATATTTGCGTGTTTATCAGAAAACTATCTTAATCATGACGCACCTAAACTAAATGTTGCGTTCTTTGATATCGAGGTTGATTTTGATCCTGAACGCGGGTATGCATCACCTGATGATGCATTTATGCCTATTACTGCTATTGCTGTACACTTACAATGGTTAGAAACACTTATTTGTTTAGCAATACCTCCAAAAACATTAACTATGGAACAAGCAGAAGAACAAGTTAAAGAGTTTCCTAATACATTTTTATTTAAAACAGAAGGTGAGCTATTAGACACATTTCTTAACTTAATAGAAGATGCTGACATTTTAAGTGGCTGGAATAGTGAAGGATTTGATATTCCGTATACAGTTAATCGCGTTACTAAAGTATTATCAAAAGATGATACACGTAGATTCTGTTTATTTGATCAATTACCTAAAAGACGTGAATACGAAAAGTACGGTAAAGCATCTGTAACATATGACTTTGTAGGACGAGTACATTTAGATAGTTTACAACTATATCAAAAGTACACATACGAAGAAAGACATAGTTTTAGACTTGACGCTATTGCAGAATATGAGTTAGGCGACCGTAAAACACAGTATGAAGGTACACTTGATCAACTGTATAACAACGACTTTAAAACATTTGTTGAATACAACAGACAAGATACTATGCTTTTAGATAGACTTGATAAAAAACTAAAGTTTATTGACTTAGCTAACACACTTGCACATGAAAACACTGTATTATTACAAACTACTATGGGCGCAGTTGCTGTAACAGAGCAAGCTATTATTAACGAAGCACATCATAGAGGATTTGTAGTACCAAATAGACGTAGAGAAGAACCAATTCAAGCTGCAGGTGCGTATGTTGCGTATCCTAAAGAAGGAATTCATGACTGGATAGGCTCACTAGATATTAACTCACTGTATCCAAGTGCTATTAGAGCACTAAATATGGGTCCGGAGACTATTGTAGGACAGCTAAGACCTATCGTAACTGACGATTTTATCTCTTTACAAATTGCAAAAGGCAAATCATTTGCTGCTGCATGGGAAGGGTTGTTTGGTACATTTGAATACACTGCTGTTATGAATGAAGAAATTGGTACTGATATTACAGTTGACTGGGAAAACGGTGATACTAATGTTCTTAGTGCTGCGGAAGTATACAGACTAGTGTTTGAAAGTAACCAACCATGGGTGCTATCGGCAAATGGAACAATCTTTTCAGTTGAGAAAGAAGGTGTTATTCCCGGATTGCTTAAACGATGGTATGCAGAACGTAAAGAAATGCAAGCTAAGTTAAAAGACGCAATTAATGCAGGTAACAAGATTGAAGAAGAATACTGGGACAAAAGACAGCTAGTTAAGAAGATTAACCTAAATAGTTTATATGGTGCTATTCTTAATCCAGGTTGTAGGTTCTTTGATAAACGTATTGGGCAATCAACTACACTAGTAGGACGTCAAATTGCTAAACATATGGCTGCAAAAGTAAATGAAATTATTACAGGTGATTATAACCATACCGGTAAAGCTATTATTTACGGCGATACTGACTCTTGTTATTTTTCAGCGTATAATACACTTAGAGCTGATATTGACAAAGGGTTAATTCCGTGGTCTAAAGAGAATATTACACAATTGTATGACCAAATTGGCGACGAAGTTAACGGTACGTTTCAACAGTTTATGTTAGATGCATTCCACTGTCCTAAATCACGTGGTGAAGTTATTAAAGCAGGACGTGAGATTGTTGGTAGTAAGTCACTATTCATTACTAAAAAGCGTTATGCAGTATTAGTATATGATAAAGAAGGCAAGCGTAAAGATACTAATGGTAAAAACGGTGAAATTAAAGCTATGGGCTTAGATTTAAAACGTAGTGATACACCGGAGTTTATTCAAGACTTCTTATCTAACGTGTTAACTATGGTACTAGCGGGAGAAAGCGAAGATGACGTACTAGATTACATTACTGAATTTAGATTATTATTCAAAGCTAGACCCGGATGGGAAAAAGGTTCACCTAAACGTGCTAATAACATTACCACTTATGCAAATAAAGAAGATAAGCAAGGTAAAGTCAATATGCCAGGACATGTTAGAGCAAGTTTAAATTGGAATACATTAAAACGCATGTATGGTGACAAGTATTCAATGGCGATCACAGATGGTGCAAAAGTTATTGTATGCAAACTTAAACAAAATCCATTAGGGTTTACAAGTGTTGCATATCCAGTAGATGAATTACGACTGCCGCAATGGTTTAAAGACTTACCATTTGATCATAATGAAATGGAACAAACGATTATTGATAATAAATTGGATAACTTAATTGGGATTCTTAATTGGAAACTAGTTAATACCTCTGATAAAAACACATTTAACAACTTATTTGACTTTGATTAAAATACAGTTGACAATACAACACAAATACATTATAATATATACACACTAGGAGATATACATGAAAGACTTTTTACAAGATTTAGTAAGACATACACACACATTAGGCGTATTACCATTAGTTAAAGTTTCTGCAGAAGATACATATGTTGCAATTGATTCAATGGCTGAAGATAGATCAGTGATTCTTAATGCAAAAACACATGCACCTGTTAACGGGTTAAACAGCGTATTTGGTATGCCAAACTTAAACAAATTAGACTTACACCTTAAATGTCCAGAATATAAAGACGACGCAGTTATTAATATAGTATATGATACACGCGATGGTGAATACGTTCCTACTGGATTACACTTTACCAATGCTACTGGTGACTTCCAAAATGATTACAGATTTATGTCTCGTGCAATTATTGAAGCAAAAGTAAAGAAACCTAAAAACAAAGTAGAAATTGTTTACGATATTGAGTTTAAACCTGAATCAGCCAATGTACAGCGTTTAAAATTTCAAGCTGCAGCACATACAGAAGAAACTGTATTTCAAGTATCAACTGAAGATAATAACTTAGTTTTTAGCTTTGGCGATGCTAGTACACACGCAGGTACATTTGTATTTTACTCGGGCATTGATTATAAATTAAAAAATACATGGTCATGGCCTGTTGCACAAATTCTAAGTATTTTAAATTTAGACGGTAATATTACAATGAAAATTGCAGATCAAGGAGCATTACAAATTATTGTCGAAAGCGGTATTGCTGAATACACGTATACATTACCTGCACAAACAAAATAATGATAGACATTAGAAACGCATTAAAATTATTAGACGTTGTTTATGTTAATCAAAATGAAAGTGTTAAGTCATCTCTTGATAAAGTAACAATGTTAGCACAGTTAGATTCTCCTGTATGGACTCCACCTGGTCCGTTTGAACAGTTTTATGTTGATTATGAATACATGAAACAACGTGTGCAAGGACTTGAATCAAGATTAAACACACTTGAAGGCTATAATAGAGATCCATATACTAATCACACTGTTAATTCTTATATAGCTAACTATGTTAATACGAGTTATCAAATTACAGGTATGTCTACAAAAATTACAGCTTTAGAAACTAAATTGCAAGAAGTTACTACACTACTTGCAACGTTAACCCCAGAACAGGAAGAAGATGAATCGGAACTTAACAGCAAAATATAATAAGTTATAGTTGCGGATAAATATACGTTTAGGAGATTAATATGTTTTATGTATATGTATATCTAGATCCACTTTTTCCATCCAACTGTAGTTACGATAACATTTCCTTTACTTATGTGCCAATATATGTTGGTAAAGGTAAAGGAAATCGATATAAGGATCATATGGTAAAAACATCAAATAAAATTTTTGAAAACAAGATACAGTTTTGGAAAACTAATAATATTAAACCAATTGTTATATTTATTGAAACTAATATATCTGAACAAGATGCATGGGATATAGAAGAACGATTAGTTGTAGAGATTGGAAGATTAGATTTAAAAACGGGACCATTATTAAATTTAACCAACGGTGGGGAAGGATGTTCCGGAATTATACCGTGGAACAAAGGTATACAAACTGGTTCATTTTTAACAGCAGACGGTCAATCTAAAATAAGCAATGCTAATAAAGGTAAGGTACTTTCAGATGAAACTAAATCTAAAATAAGTGTAGCTAATAAAGGTAAACCTAAATCTATTGTGCATTGTAAAAAAATAAGTGAGTCACTGACGGGTAACATTCCGTGGAATAAAGGAAAACACACTGGTCAAGAATCGTGGATGACAGGTAAAGCTCACTCATTAGAATCTCGTAAAAAGATGTCAGATTCTCACAAGGGAAATACGCTCACTGAAGAACAAAAAACTAAAATTAGTAATAAATTAAAAGGGCGTGTTATATCAGATGAAACACGAATTAAAATGTCAGAATCAAAAAAACAATACTGGGCACAAAAGAAAAATGGAACGTAATTTAACAAATATTCAAACAGGTACAAACGGGCTAAGCCAATATGCCGTATTCCTTCCTGCAACGTCGGGATTTTACTCAACGTTTATTGGAAGACAACGCTACGGGAATTATGTAGAACCGTCTCGTATACCAACGTCATTTAAATCAGGAGTAGAAAGTTTAAATTACTTAGAACCTGATAAGGGTGAATTTTATTACAGATGGTGTTTGTATTCAGCTGGTCACGCAAACTTAGACTTAGACAAAGATGATGAAGCTGAAGATATGTTTCGTAACAGAGATAGAACTACAAGTTGGGTATTAGGCGATTCGGGAGGTTTTCAGATTGGTAAAGGTGTTTGGCCAGCTGATTGGAAAGATCCTACTTGTCCTAAAGCACAAAAGAAACGTGAACAAGTGTTACGGTGGATGGACGAGTTAATGGATTACGGTATGTGTCTTGATATTCCTGCGTGGGTTGCACGTATGCCAGCAGGACGAAGAGCAACTGGCATTAACAATTACAAGGATGCAGTTAAAGGTACATTTATTAATAATGAATACTTTATCCAAAATCGTACAGGTGCATGTAAATTCTTAAATGTATTGCAAGGCGAAACACATAAAGATGCCGAAAAATGGTATCAGAGTATGAAAAAGTTTTGCGATACTAAAGTTTACGGTGATAAAGCATTTAACGGCTGGGCAATGGGTGGTCAAAACATGTGCGATGCTGATTTAGTACTTAGAAGAATTGTTTCGTTAAAATTTGACAATATGTTACAAGAAGGTCAACATGACTGGATGCATTTCTTAGGCACTAGCAAATTAGAATGGGCATGTTTACTAACTATGATACAACGATCGGTCCGTAAACACATTAATCCTAATTTTACTATTAGTTATGATTGTGCTAGTCCATTCTTAGCTACTGCAAACGGTCAAGTGTATGTTACAACCGAACTTGAAGATAGAGCAAAATGGGTCTATCGAATGGTGCCAAGTGTAGATGATAAAAAATACGCAACTGATACTAGGTTATTTAAAGATGTAGTAATCGACGATGGTATTTTTAAAGTGTTTACTCCAAGTCCACTTATTGATCAAGTACAAATAAAAGATATATGCATTTATGGAGCAGGTGTTCCTAATTGGACAGAAGTTGATAATGACGGTATTGATCACACTAAGTTGTTTACAGAACCATTATATTTAAATGATCCTAAATACTGGGTTACTATGGGTAACACTAATAAGATTAACAAAGTTGGTAGAACAAGTTGGGACAGTTTTAGTTATGCTATATTGATGGGTCATAATGTATGGAGCCACATTAACGCAGTACAACGTGCAAATGAAGCAGTTGATAACAATATTTTGCCATATATGTTAGTTGATGAAAAATTTAATCCGGTATTTGTTAGTGATATTATTGATAAAATTATTAGTAGCAAATCTAAACGTGTTGCGTTAAACCTAATAAAAAAATATAGTAAACTATGGATTGATATTCCAGGTACACGCGGTAATTGTGGTAAAAAGACAATCAATGCTGATACAAAATTTAACGAATTTTGGACACTTGATGAATTAGAGCCTGATGATTTAGACGACGATAATTTTGATCCAACAGCTTATGATTTTTCTGAAGAAGATGAAGACACGTTACATAACCTAGAAGATAGCATTAAAGATGAACAGACAGTATAATAACATAACTACAAACACTGCTAAGTTTTTTATTGGTAACGAAGTTGAACACACACCAGCATATGGTTTAAAAACATTGTTTGTTGTTGGTAATCAAACTATAGAAGCAGTACATTATCGGTTAGATGCTGAAGAAGATGTTACACACATCTTCTTTGGTGCAAACCATAGCTTTAATCCAAATA